AAACACAAGACCAACCACAAACACAAGACCAACCACAAACACAAGATGTATCTAGCTTATACGGTAGAGGGTTTACACCTGAGCAAATAGGCGAAGCTCCTGTGCAAGTGCAAGACGGAACAGCAACACAGCCTTCATCAGGTTTTAATTTAGACAGCGCTCTTTTCTCAGCTGCAGAAGCATCCATGCCTAAAGGAAAGAATATACCTTTCACACAAACAAAGATGAAAGGTTATGCTGACATAAAGGCGAGTGGCACAAGACAAGACTATGAAAACTTACTTCAAAGAATAGTAGTTGCTGAAGCAGGAAGCGAAGATCTTATCGGACAGGCTTTGGTGGCTAGATCAATACTAAACAGAAAAGGTGTGCTAGACGATAATTTTAGTCCATCAACATTTTACACTAATAGTAGTGACTTAGTTGATATAATATATGGAGGTAATACAGAGTCTGGTGTAGATAACATTTTAAAGGGAGATGTTCAGAAGGCAGTAAGAGAAGGTAAGGGAGGTCAGTATGAACCTGTGACTAAAGGAATAATAACAGACCCAAGTAAATTTAATTCAGCCAACATGACAGAAGCTGCCTCAGCCATAGCCTTAGCGCAAAATCCTACAAAGTTAAAACAAGAGTTACGTAAAAAAGGATATAAACCTGCTCAGATAAAAAATCTTATGGCTTCAACAGGGTTTGCTAATTTAAAAACTCAAGAAGCTAGAGGTGTAAAAGATGATAAAACGCAAAATGTAAATAGAGTTAAATATGGTAGGCATACTTTTAATACAGCAGGTAATGAGGCTAAAAAAGTATATAACCCTGATCCCTACGAAAATACTAAGGATAAGGGAGCGCCAACTTTTGCAGGTACACCTCCTGCCTCACCTTTTGAGACAGGACAGGCAGTGGCGCAACCACAAGGCTTTCAAAATGTAGTAGATCGTCCACAACAAGGCTTTCAGAACGTAATTGATAGACCACAGCAAGGTTTTCAGAATGTAATAGAGCCACAGCCAACACAACAGCCTACACAAACGGCAACACAACCTGATCTTTCTAGGTTTGAGCCTATACCTTCTGCTACGAGTGGATCATTCAGAGATCTTATGTCAAGTCCACAGTTTACAGGTCAGCAGTTTCCTACACAACTAGGTGAGCAAGCGAGTGGATTTGCAGGACTACAACCTGTGCAGGAGGTAGATCCACTAAGAGCAGATATACAAAGTAGACTAGCCAAAAGTAGAGAACCAAAGACTGCAACTATGTTTAGAGGTCTTGGTGCAGAGTATGATAAAGCAAAAGAACAAGCTAACTTAGCCACACTACAAAAAAATATACAACAAACAGGTCAGATAGGACCTCCTACCTTAGAACAACAAATGGCAGGTTTAACAGGAGCAGTACAACCCTCTAGTGCATTTGGTTCTGCCCCTAGCATAGGGGGTCTTGGACAAGTTTCAGGAAAGAGTGGTAAGCTTCCAACAGTAGGAGGAACAGTGGGTTCTCCTGCTTTCCAAAACATTATACCTCCAACACGAGGTGTTCCTGACTTTGTTACACAGATAGGTGGAGCAACATCTGCACCTACATCGACTGCACCAACGGTAACGACTATGACAGACGATAAACCTGACACTCCTGAACTAAGAGATCTTAAACAAAGAGCGCAAACAAGAGCTGCAGCTAAAAAGTCTAGACAGATGAATCAAGCAAGACAAGATGTGTTTATGGCAACAGGAGACGCTGAACAGGCAGAGGCGGCAGCACAAGCTGTGTTTCTAGACCAATCTGATGAGATAAGAAGAAATCAACGTCTAAGCGAAAGAGTAAGTCCTGAACAAGCTGCTAAACAAGGGGGGTATCCTTTTAGAACCTTAACGGATGTGCTAGAACAGGAAGAGCGTGAGTCCTCAGGTGGAGGAGATTCAGGTGGAGGAGGAGGCTCTACAGGTGGTGGCGATACAGGAGGCAGTGATAAATCTATAGTCTGTACAGAAATATACAGACAGACACAGCTTGCTGATTGGAGTAAAGCCATGCGAGTGTGGGACACATATCAAAGACGATACTTAACACCTGAGCATGAGATAGGATACCATTGGTTATTTAGACCATATGTATCAGGCATGAAGAAAAGCAATCTGCTAACAAGGTTTGGCGCTTTGATGGCAGGTAGACGAACACAACACTTAAAGCACGTTCTTACAAAAGGTAAAGCCAAAGACGATCTGTTTGGTAACGTGTTTTGTAAAATAATACATCCAACGGTGTATATGGCAGGAAAGATTAAAAACTTTCTTGATGGTAAAACGAAGGCGACCTGATGAAAATCAGCCCCAACAATAGGAGTAAATATTATGCCAGAGTTAGAAAACGTAGAAAAAGTAAAAGTAGCAGGGTTTGTTGATCCACGCCCACGCAAAAACAAAAACGCAGAGCGTATCAAAAAGGACGAGGAGGAACTGCAAGAGCTTCTCAAAGCCAAAGAGCAAAGTGGAGAACCTGCTGAAGAGGTCAAAGAAGTACCTGACACTGAAGAGGCAAGCGAAGCAAAGTCGGAGGATCAGGCTCTTTCAAAAGAAGAGCAGTCTTTTAAGAAAAGATACGGTGATCTACGGAGACACATGGCAGACAAAGATAAGAAGACTGAGGAAAGAATCAAGGCTCTTGAAGATCAGCTATCAAAAGCTGCTAAAAATGAGTTGGTACTACCCAAGTCTGAAGATGAAATAGCTGAGTGGACTAAAAAGTATCCTGACGTTGCAGGTATAGTCGAAACAATAGCTGATAAAAAAGCTAGAGAAAGATCAAGCGATCTTGACAAAAGGCTTGAGAACATTGAAAAGATGAGAGTGGAGGCTGCAAAAGATAAAGCTGAGGCTGAACTTATGAAGCTACACCCTGACTTTTCACAAATAAGAGAGGACGACAAGTTCCACGATTGGGCAGAGGATCAACCTAAGTGGGTACAGGACGCTCTCTACGAGAATGTTGATGATGCTAAGTCTGTTGCACGAGTTATAGACTTGTACAAAATAGATGCAGGTATCACAACTAAAAAGAGCGATAGTAAAAAGTCGGCAGCTTCTGCTGTGAACACTCGCTCTAAGGCTTCTCCGACAGCAGACGAGTCTAACAACTACATTAGGGAATCCCAAGTAGACAAGATGTCAGACAAAGAGTATGCTAAAAATCAGGAAGCTATAATGGAAGCAATGCGATCAGGTAAGTTTGTATACGATTTATCTGGTGCAGCACGATAAAAAAGTGTTGACAAGGCATTTTTTCTAAATATAACTAACACGTACAAACAAAGATTGTCTGACTACCTACGACAAGTATAGACCCAATCTGTTTGAAATCATGTAATCAAACAACATTGCAACTCTAAAAAAGCGTAGCCTCTATAATCGTAAGTTTGTTATTAACGCCATAACAACTTTTACAGGAGGATTTATCATGGCATTTCAAACAGTATCAGGTTACGGCAACTTACCTAACGGTAATTTCTCGCCAGTAATCTATTCGAAACAAGTACAGCTTGCGTTTCGTAAATCGACTGTTGTGGGTGACATTACTAATTCTGACTACTTTGGGGAAATTTCTAACCAAGGTGACACCGTTAGAATTATTAAAGAACCTGAAATCTCAGTCAAACAGTACGCACGAGGTACACAGGTAACAGCACAAGATTTAGATGACGAGGACTTTCAACTCGTTGTTGATAAGTCTAACTACTATGCTTTCAAAATGGACGACATTGAGGAAGCACATAGTCATATAAATTTTATGCAACTAGCTACCGACAGAGCAGCATACAAGCTTGCTGACCAATACGACCAAGAAGTTCTTGGTTATCTATCTGGTTTTGCACAGTCTGCTATTGGCTCTGTTGCAAGCACAGCTAACTCAACCGTTAACGGAACTAAAGCCGTTAGCACTGCAGGTTCTGATGAACTTCTTACTTCTATGAAGTTAAGGAAGGACTCATTCGGAAACATCACCACATCATCAGCAGGGGATCACTCAATTCCTGTTGCTAACGTGCCAGGTGGGGCAACTGCTGTTCCGACAGCAACTGCTTCTCCAATGCAGATCGTCAACAGAATGAACCGTTTGTTGAATCAACAGCAAGTTGATACACAGGACAGATGGCTCGTTATTGACCCTGTATTTATGGAACTACTAGGTGATGAAAACTCTAAACTAGTAAATGCTGATTTCGCAGCAGCTGACCTTAAAAATGGTTTAGCTCTACCAAATCTAGCAGGTTTTAGAGTTTACGTTTCTAGCAACCTTCCTGCAGTTGGTACAGGACCAGGAACAACTGGCTCTGCAAACCAAAACTCAAACTTTGGTGTGATTGTTGCAGGACACGGCTCTGCCGTTGCGACTGCTGAACAACTCAGCAAAACTGAAACATACCGTGACCCTGACAGCTTTGCTGACATTGTTAGAGGTATGCACTTATATGGTAGAAAGATCCTCAGACCTGAGGCTATCGTTACTGCCAAATATAACGCAGCTTAGGGGAGGGTACTAACATGGCAACTTTTGACTTAACAGCAAAATCAACCACTGGCGTTGGTGCTAACTCTATCGCAGCTTTACCTGCAAACGCAGGAACGCACATGGTGCGAACTATCCAAGAGTACTTGGACATTGACGCTCTTATAGCAGCAGGTAACACTATTGCTAACGGAGACGTTTTCCAAATGCTTGAAATACCTGCAGGAACATTAGTTCTAAACGCAGGTGCTGAAGTTATGTCAGCATTTACTTCAAGTTGTACCTTGGACATGGACTTTGGTGGAGGTGATGACATCATTGATGGTGCTGATATCACATCTGCAGGGTTCTGTGCTGCAGGTTCTAACGGACAAACCAACACAGTAGTAGGCAACGCAGCCTCAACATACACTCAATTCATCAGCACTGCTGATACGATTGATTGTACGATTGCAGGTGCCGCGGCAGCTACAGGTAGGTTACGAGTCTACGCAACTGTCATTGACTGCAATGACCACGGTGCAGTAGACAAGGCAACAGAAGTCGATAGAGACTTATTAGCTTAAACTACTTATTGTTTGGGGCAGGGCAACTTGCCCCTTACATTATTAGGATAGGGTGAATGGCAACTTTTTTATCATTAACAAATAGTGTATTAGCAAGATTAAACGAAGTGCAACTCACCTCTTCTAACTTCTCTAATGCGAGAGGTATACAGGTTCAAGCACAAAACGCTGTAAATGAATCAATACGATATATAAATCAAAGGGAGTTTCAGTATCCCTTTAATCATACCACAAAATCACAAACACTTTCACCAGGAATAGTTAGATACAGCATACCCACTGATGCAAAGCATGTAGACTACAACACAGCTAGAATAGTAAAGAATAGCACACTAGGATCATCAGGAGCAAACTTAACTATTCTTCAGTACAACGATTACATCAACAGAGAAAACGTAACACAAGAAGACGAGATAGTTACAACAACACTAGCAGAGGCATTAGACGCTAGTGAAACAGAGATAGACCTTACAAGTTCCACAGGCTTTGACAGCACAGGAACTATTTTTATAGAAAACGAAGAGATAACATACACAGGTATTAGCACCAATACCCTTACAGGATGTACACGAGGTGCTAACGGAACAACGGCTGCAACACATGACAACGGCACATCTGTTGCACAATTTGATAACGGTGCAGTCCCTAGATTTATAGTTAGGACATTAGACAACAACTTCCTATTGTTTCCGTTTCCTAACAGAGCCTACACACTAAAGTTTGATTACTTTGCTTTCCCTACAGATCTTTCGGCACTAACAGACACAACAACAATACCTGCACGATTTGATCCTGTAATAATAGACGGAGCTACAGCTTTTGTTTATCAGTACAGAGGAGAGACAACACAGTATCAACTTAACTTTAGTCGCTTTGAGCAAGGCATAAAGAATATGCAAAGTTTGTTAGTAAACAAGTATGAGTATGTGCGTTCCACTATGATACAACAGCCCTCAGGATATTTTAGTTCAGGAGCGTTGAATTAAT